TGTTGGTTGCATCAAAGCCAGCCACAACATCATCAAAGAAAACATCAATTTTTTTAGCAAATGAGTTCGCCATAAGTATTCACCTTATTTCTGTAAAGATTTTTTGTATTTAATCAGCTCGGTACGATCACCAGTTTTCGCTGCTTTCGCTTCGAGTTGCGCTAACTTTTGATCTACCGCATCAGCCAATCCAGCCGAGCCACTAGGCTTGCGCTCTGGTTGAGTTGATGGCTTACGTGTTTGAATTTTCATTTGAGAATCCAGTTTGGCAGCAGCAAAAGCAAATTGAATTGGATCTGTAATCTCAGCCAGTTCTTTCGCTTTATTTGGATGTTTGCCCAGGTGATACATGATCAACTCGGGGTTTTCCGCTGCATGAATTAAAATGCCCTGCTGTGTTGGGGTGAGCTTGTCTTTTGCGGCTTCTTCTACTTCCTCAAAGTCACGGACTTTGGCTGCCACGGTTTGACGACGCTCTTCATAGCTTTGCATTTTGCTTTGCCAAGTTTGTTGTGCCTGCTCTTCTTCAGCCTGTTTTGATGCCTGTTGCTGTTCAACTTGGCGCTTGCGTTCATGCCATTGTTCAACTGCGCTTTCAAATTGATCTTCGTCATAATCAAAGTCGGCAAGCTTTGGTTTAGGCCCAACCTCAATTGGTTTTTCAGTTGGTTTAGCCTGTTGCACCTGAGCCTCTAGCTCCTTGATGCGTTTTCGTGCTTCCCGCTCTTTTTTGCGAAGGTCTTTTACCCATGGTGGCGCTGGTTTGCCGCTAAAGTCATCATCATCGGATGGCTCTGGCTCTTCATCGCCCACCGTAATAACAAACTCTTCATCTTCTGACATCTCATCATCAGATTGTTTTGCTTCATCTTGGGTTTCTTCTGAATTTTCCTGACTTTCATCTTCCTGATTGTCTTCAATCGGGTCAATGTTGTCTTCTTCATCCAGTTCTGTACGCAGGTCTTCAATTGACATATTGCATTTCCTCGTTCTGTGTAGGCTGAACGGTTGCCTGTTGTGGTTGCATACCTAGTTGACTAATTGCTTCAAGCACTGCCTGTCGCTCATCCATATCTAGGCGTGTCATTAAATCTATTGCTTTGGCTTTGGTTTCTTCTGCTCTTGCTATCGCAAGTTCAGTGTCTGCCTGTGCTTTAATTGCGAGTGATTTATTCTTTTCAGCTTCGGATTGTAGATACAGCGTATTTGCATCAGGCTGCTGATTCTGAGCTTCTTGCGCGAGTTGCTGAGCTTCTTCTTTGGTAGGCTCTACAACACCCAATCGCAACAGTTTCTTGCGGTAATACTCACGGACCTCATTAACACCCTCGCCTTCCATATTCATCATGATCATTGAACCCAGCACTTGCTGGTCCATTGGATCACCCATGAGTGGCAACATGTTTGTCAATGAGCGCACAGTGGCGGATCGCTTGCTTGATGATGTTGGGCCGATATCAATCGCAACATCAAACTTGGCTTTGGTTAGATCGTTTGCACGCTCAACTTCGCCAGATGCTTCGTTATAAATTGGCTTAAACAATTCAATTGAATCGATCTCATCCTGATTGCCGACAACCTTCATCTTCCGGCCATCCTCGACATACAACTCAGATGCCATAGACAACCAGATTTCACCAGAGCGACGCACGCCTTTAGCGAAGTTTGAAATATAGATAAAAGACTGCATGTCCAAACGGTTTTGGATCAACTCGACCGCAACACCACTCATATTGGATTGCATCTCATCACCAGAATCCTGATTACCCAGAATGTCTGATAAATCCTGCTCAGTGACTTGAAGTAGTGCGCCCATTGCTGGTGGAATACTTGGCGGTTTGGTGTACGAAACTGGTCCTTGTGCAACCACGTTACCCATTGCGTCTTTAAGTGGGTGTGCAAGTAAATAAGGAAAGTTCTCGATGTTGTCTTGAGCCCACATATGCTGAACGCCAGCAACCTGCTCTGGTGCAAGGATTGGCTTCTCAACACTGGACATAGCGCTAAGCTCGCCCAACTTGGACAACTGCATGTTCTTGAGTCGCTGAGCGTCCTTACAGAGCCGGACATGGCCCATGCAGCGCTCCATATTATCGATGTACCAACGCTTACCATAGACAGGTACAATCGGAATGTGTCGACCAGCGATATAGCCGTAATCCTCAAGAACACCAAGACCCGACATAAGAAGTTTACGAACGCGCTTACGTTCAAAATCTCGGACACGAACCTCTTGCGCACCTGTTGCACTTAATTCATCAAGAATGCTTGGATCTTCTTCCAGTTGTTCCGCTGTATAACGTTCTTCAGATCCATCGATTAAACGGAAGATATGAATCTTCTCTTTAACCTTTTCGACCTTGTAGTATTCAGCGACATAAACAGAATCTTTTGACGCCCAATCAAAGTGACTATTGCTAATGCTTTTATCCCATGATGATGGGTCTTGATCTTCACCAAACTCTTCTTTGAATGCATCACATGACATTGAAGTCAAAACAAAGCAGTATTTCGCATCTGCTTTATCCTGGCGTTTAGCATCAGGGTCAAAGAAAACACATGTATCAGCATCAAAAATAGGCTCTATTCTGATTCGCTGATGCTCGTTCTCTTCATCGTCCTCATCTTCATATTCAGCACGTAAACGCCAAGCACCAAAGCCACCACCCACCGCTTCTTCAAATGCATTGTCATAAGCTTCATTTGCACCTGAGTCTTGTTCATCTGCACGATAAAGCTTTACGCAGGTATCAGCTAAGTCATCATTGCTCACGCCATCTTTGCTAATGAAGTTCACACCAATGCGGTTATTGCGATATTCATTGATAATACGAATGACAGCCAAGTGAATCTTATTGACTTCAAATTTAGGCTTATTTTCAAACTGTTCGCCTAACTTGCCTTCCCATTGAGCACCAGCAATAGAATAAAAACGACGATCCTCTAAGCACTGCTGACGTTCATCAGCAACAGCGCATTGAGCTTTATCAAATTGTTTCTTTGCGGTTTCGTGGATTTTGGCAAGTCGATCTGCTTTATCAGTCACGACTTGACTCCATTTGATTACCAACGATTGATTGTTGGGATTGGATTGATTGTTATTTCTTTTGGTTTTCCGACTAAGCCTTTGCGAATAGCGTAGCGTCTCATCATGTAGGCATAACGTGCTGCATCGAGCACGTCTTCACCAGATTTCACGATCTTGCCTTTATCATCACGATGGTATTGCAAGAACTCATCTAGGAATGCCCTAAGCCCTTTGAACACTTTGAATTTACCCTTACGCATAAGGTCGAGAATCTCAAAAAGACCAGCCTCAACACCGTTAGATCCATCAGGCCATGTGGCATGTTCGGCCAGCATGTTAAAGCCAGCTTCTTGGTAATAGGACTTCTGCTGCTTGCCTGAACCCTTCTCAGTCTGCAAGCCATCCAAAGGCCAAGCTGTTGGCACACCTGCTGCCCACGACTTAACAGAGCCCCAAGCATCGTTTGGCGATACTTGACGCTGTTTCCATGCATGAGTGACGTAAATCGTTTCTGAGTCCATATCAATAGCGAGTTGAACTTGTGCCTGCGGGTGATCCCAGCCAAAGTCCATCCCGTTAATTACCATCCAGTGGTCTGGAATCTCAAACGGATCGCACGTAATGAAATCTTCACTCAGATCATAGATACGACCATGGCCAAGCATTGGAATGCCCTTGGTACGCATTTCACGCTGATGCGGTGGAAATGAAGCCAAAAGAGTCTCTTTAGTTTGCTCAGTTAAGTGCGTCACATCATCCCAGCCTGCGCGAATTAGATACTGACCATTACTCGGTGTATCCATAAACTGAACAACCAATTCAGTCCGGCCATTCTCAGGCGTGAATGTTAAAATACCTCGACCACCTTGACCTTGATCACCAGTCGCAGTACGTGTCAAAACCTGCGGGAAAATAGTCTGATCTCTTGGCTCTTCATCAATGTGATACCAGTCAACCGAGTCACCCATTAGTGCATGCTGACCCTGTGAATATGACCAGAGCTGCACCTTTGATGTTTGATACTGGACATCGCCACCACCACCA